GCTGGACGCGTTACAGTATGCATTGTGGGAGACGGCTACCCAGGGCGACACCAAGGCAGTTCAAACCGTGCTCAACCTGATGGAGCGGCGGGCCAAATTGTGGGGGCTGGATGCCCCCAGCAGGCAAGAGATTATCAGTGACGACCTTCAGATCAAGGTGATTTTGCGTGCCAACGGTAACGGTTGAGCTTCCCATGTTGCACCACGGCCAGGGTGAGGTGGCGGAAAACCTACCCCGCTTCTCTGTGTTGGCATGTGGGCGGCGGTGGGGCAAATCGCAACTGGGTACAGAGTTATCCATCAAGGCTGCGCTTGAGGGAAAACACGCCTGGTGGGTAGGGCCGGATTTCCCAACGGCGTCCGTGGGCTGGCGCATGATGTTGGATATGGCAGCCCAGATACCCATAATGCACGAGCAAAAAGCCGAGATGCGTATCAGCGCTCCAAATGGCGGATGGGTGCAGGTAAAATCAGCCGAGAGCGGGCTGCGCGGTGAGGGTCTTGATTTTGTGGTAGTCGATGAGGCGGCGCATATTCCAAAGTTCGATGAGATGTGGACGCAGGCATTACGCCCGGCGCTCAGTGACCGGAAGGGCGGCGCCTTGTTTATCAGCACCCCCAGGGGCATGAATCACTTCTATGAGCTATACCGCATGGCGCAGGAAACTGAGGAATGGCGGGCATGGCAATATCCAACGTGGAGCAATCCCTTTATTGACCCGGCGGAGATCGAGGTAGCGCGGCAACAATTGCCGGCCCTGGTGTTTCGCCAGGAGTATGGGGCGGAGTTCGTGCAACTGGCGGGCGCGCTATTCAGGCGAGAGTTCTTCAGCGTCGTGGATGAACGCCCGGACGTGCACTATGTGCGCTCATGGGATTTGGCGGTCAGCACCAAAACGAGCGGCGACTACACCGCAGGGGCCCTGGTGGGGTTCTGTGACGATGGACGCCTGGTGATTGCGGACATCGTGCGCGGGCGGTGGGAATGGCCGGACGCGGTGCGTGTGATTGCCAACACAGCCAGGGGGGATGGGTACGGAGTAGTACAAGGCATTGAATGTGTTGGCGCCCAGACGGGCATGTTGCAGACGTTGGAGCGAGAGCCGACATTGATTGATCTGCCATTCACGCCGGTACAGGTGGACAAGGATAAAATCACGCGGGCCATGTCGTGGCTGGCCAGGGCGGAGCAGGGGAAGGTGGAGTTGGTGCGGGGGGCCTGGAATGCCGCATTTTTGGATGAGGTCTGCGCTTTCCCTGAAACTGTGCACGATGACCAGGTAGATGCGGTGAGCGGGGCGGTGCAAATGCTGGCAACGAGCGGGCCGCTGCTGTTATGGTGAGCGAATGAATAAAGCATATCTACTTGATAGAGGCGCATTCAAAGATATCCCGCTCTTGCAACTGCATACCAGTGAGTGGTGGTTAGATCGACAAGGGCGCCTGGGTAACATATCGCAAGCCGATGCCTACAACAAGGTTTCGTGGGTCTATCGGGCGGTCAGTTTGCGGGCGCAGGCAATCAGCGCCATGCCATTCACCCTGCGCAAGGGCGATGTTGACGTTGAATGGCCGTTATCCAACACTTTGTCGCCGCTGCTGTATCTGACCGAGGCGGCCTTGTGTATCTTGGGGTGCGCATATTGGTTCAGGGAGCGCAACACCCGAAAACTGCTCAATCTGCGCTGGCTGGCGCCCACGACCATGTTACCGGTTTACGACAAAACTACCGGGCTGGTTGGGTTTAAGCGTCAGGTCAATAACACGGAAATAAGGTTAGATTTGGCGGATGTGGTCTACTTCTGGCAGCCGGCCTGGGAAACGGAAATGGGGCCGGGCACCCCCCCAGTGAGTGTGGCCCTGAGCGCTGCTGGGCAAGCGGATTACATGTCCGAGTTTGCGTCCGAGTTCTTCAGACGTGGCGCAATCCCGGCGGTGTTACTGACCGTAGACGGCAATCCACCCCCGGCGGAAATCGAACGGCTGGAAACGCGCTGGAAACGCATGCTGCAAGGCGTCAAGAAAACCTGGGAGACATTTGCGGTGCGGGCGGCGGTCAAGGTGCAGGTGTTGGGCCAGCCGGTTAAGGATTTAGCCATGCCGGAGCTTGAGGCCAGCGTGAGGCAGCGCATTGCCGTGGCGTTGGGTATTCCTCAGACGCTCTTGGAGGACGCTGCCAATTTTGCAACCGCCAAAGAGCACCGGTTGTCGTTTTACCGGGAGACGATTATCCCGGAAAGCGGGCTGATTGCGGCAGCGCTGAATGCTCAGGTATTCACGCCATTGGGGTTGACCTTTGAGTTTCACCCTGAGCAGGTCGAGGCATTGCAACAGGACGAAGGTGAGAAGTCAGCAGCACTGCGAGACCTGGTAAACGCCGGGATATTGACGGTCAACGAGGCGCGTGAGCAACTGGGCTACGAGCCGATTGAGGAAGCGCAAGCCGAAATAACTGAGACACCCACGGATGAACAACTGACCGAGCCAGCGATTGAGGACATCCGGCGCTGGCGGCGCAAATCGAAAGCGCGGGGCGCTGTGGCGGAGTTTGAGAGCAAATCGATTCCTGAGAGCGTCCAGGCGGCAATCCGGGAATGTGGATTTGACTGGTTCGCACGGTATGAGGCAATCAAGGCCAAACGTGAGCCGGATCGGGTGATGGAGCGCAAGCTGCGCAAGCGCATCGAGACGATACTGTCAACCAACGGGCAGAACTGGGTTGACGATGTGCGAGCAGGACGGTCGCCGGATTTGACCGACGCAATGGCTCAGCTTCGCTCGGAATTGCTGACCACACTGTCCAGCGCGGCGGTAGAGGAGACCCTGGCGCAGGCGGTTGCCAACAGGATCGACTTTGACGTGGTAGAGATCAACAGCGCGGCGCTGGAATGGGCGCGCAAATACAGCTACGAATTGGTCAAGGGGATTGAGGAAACCACGCGCAATCTGATTGCAAATGCTGTTACCACCTTCACCAGCACGCCGGGTATGACCAATGAGCAACTGGTACAGATATTGCAACCGGCCTATGGCGAAGCGCGCGCCAATATGATCGCAATCACGGAGGTCACGCGCGCCTATGCCCAGGGCACCAGCATCTACCAGGAAATGCTGGACGCGGCGGGCGTCAAGATGGTGCGGGTGTGGAATACCAGCGCAGATGAACGGGTGTGCGATATCTGCGAGCCATTGAACGGCAAACCAGAAACAGAGTGGCAGGATTTTGGCGCGCCACCCGGACATGTCAACTGTCGTTGTTTCCTGACCCTGGAGTATCAGCAATGATTACCGTGCAAATCGTGGGGCTGGCGGAACTGGCGCGGAAATATGGCGTGAACTTGCAACCGGCGCTCAGGGCGGCGACGTGGGGCATCGGTGAGCAATTGCGTGGTATCCTGGCGAAGTATCCGAAGCGGCACACAGGGCCGGTTAAATGGACGAGCCGCAAACAGCAGATTTTCTACTACGCCATGCGCCGGAAACAAGGATTGCCGCTTCGCTATGTGCGTCAGTCTGATCCGATGAGCCAACGGTTGGGGCCGTCCTGGACTGTGGCGCACAAGGGCAACACGGATGCGACCGTGGGAACGCGGGCAACGTATGCCAAATGGGTACAGTCGGCGCAGTTTCAACAGCCAATGCACGCCGAAACGGGCTGGATTACGGATGAGGCGGCAATCGAGAAGCTCAAACGTAGTGGGGTCATTCAGCAGGTCGTGCGTGATGCAATTATGCACGCGGTGAGGTGAGATATGCCGTACAAGGTGATTGAGGAAGAGGGCGAGTGGTGTGTATACAAGCACGATGCAGAGGGGAACCCGGTAGGGAAAACCAGGGGGTGTCATCCGTCCAAGGGCGAGGCGGAGGCCCAGATGCGGGCGCTATATGCCAACGAAAAGAGCGTCAAGGCGCTGGTTGATACGCCAGACAATTACCGCATCGGCGGCTATGGCGTTGTGTTCGCCGGGAAAGATTTGACCGGTGACACGTTCACGCCACTGACCGACTTCTGGCTGACCCGTATACCGGGCGTCCGTCCGGTGCTGTATGACCATGCCCTGCACGACAAAATCAAGGGCGCCGTCGTGGGAACGGCGGAGTTCACCCCGGATGATTTTGGCCTGTGGGTCGAGGCGGAGCTTGATGTGCACAATGGTTATTTGGCATTCATCAAGCCGCTGGTTGAAAAGGGG